CGAGCTTTTTTTCCAGGCATAGTTGGGCTGCTGCAACGTGGTTGGAAACGGGCCTGTGCCGGTATCGATGTCGGTCATGGCTTCATAGCCACGCACATTCGAATACAGCGCATTGCTGTCGTCGACGCGCAGCAGGCACTGCGTCGACGCCGGGTTGTTCGAGCGGTACGCCGCTTTGTTGGTGCCGCTGAACGCCTTGACCCAGCCCAAAGGCGCCACCTTGGCCGTGAGCGTGCCGGTGGCCGTGGCCGCCGTCGCCGGATCGACGGCAAAGGTGAACGACAGGGTCGACACCGACAGGACCTGGAACTGGCCGTTATAACCGGCCTCGTTCGCCCCTTCGATTTCGACGACCTGATTCACGCGATAGCCGTGCGCCGTGGCCGTGGTCGCCGTCGCCACGCCGTCGGATTGCGTCAGGGACGACAGGGTTTTGGCGTTGAAGCCGTCGATCAGCAGCGCATCCAGCACGGCGATGGTCGAGCCGACCGTGCCGTTCCAGCTCGGTGCGCCGGTGTCGGTTGAGAGAAAGTTTTTAACGGGTGCGGTCATCAGTTGGCATCTCCCCTGATTTGTAGTTTGAAATTATCCGTATACACCGCCGGGTCCGACTGCAGCGTCGTCCGGGCAAGCCATAGCGGGAAATTCGCCGCAACGGTGTTGAAGCGCAGCACGTTGCCTGCGCTCCAGCCGGCGCCCCAGCCCAGCGGATCGATGGTGAAATACGGCGTGCCGGTGATCGGATTGACCGGGGCGAACTCGGCGCCGGTCGTGCCTTGGGCGACAAGCCCGGAATATTCGCCATAACAGTTGAACGCCGTGGCGCCGGTAAACACCAACGCCCACCGCTCCTGTATCGCGCCGGCGTTGGTTACGTCGATCGGATACAGCACGTCGTTGAATGAGGCGCCAGCCTCCGAGCCTTTAAGTTCGTCGCTAAACTCGCCGCTCCAGGTTTGCTGGTCGAACAGATTGGCGACCCGGGCCTGGAGATCGCCGATCACGAGCGCACTACTGAAATAACTGGTATTGGCAGGGTAGGCGTGCCGGACGGGCTTCATCAGTTTGACCTGGCCCGTGATCTGCACGTCGGTGATGAGCGCCATGTCCTCGATACGGTGCTCGATATAAAGCGGCTGCACATAGCCGGTCAGGTCCAACGGGTCAGCCATCGTGACCGTGCCGGCATCCAGGTCGGCCGTATATTTGCTGGTGGGCACGATCTGCCCGTCGGCGTCGAACAATTTGGCATAACTGAGCAAGGTGCGGCCGCAATCGTGCACGCTGCCGGCCGTGACCGGGTTCGGCAGCTCCAGCGTCTGGGTGTTGTGCACGACGCCGACATTGCCCACGCGAAATACCGGCACGCGGCCGTCCTGCGGCAGCCTGACTGTATCGACGCCCAGAATATCGGCGTCAAGTGGGATATAGCTGACCAAAACGGCGTTAAAGGTGATCGTTTCCGGCTTGACCAACAGCGGCGACCAGATCATGCCATCCTCGTCGACGTTGGCCGCATCGTACCAGCCCGAGTTGGTTTTCACGTCGGCCGGGATCGTGCTGTCCAGCACCAGCTTGCCGAAGCCGATTTTGAACACGCCGGACTGCCAGTCGACGTGCCCTTTTACCCATTCATGGACGATATCGCCATTGTTGTCGGCGCTGGCCACGATGTTGGTGCCGTCCTGCGCCGTGCAGACCAGCTGGAACTGCCCGGTGGCCAGCGGTGCGCCGGGCGCGCGTCCGGCCACGCCGACCACGGCGGCCGTGCCCTTGATGCTGACCGCCGCGTCGATTGTCAGCGTCGGGCTGCCGCCGTCCCATTGCGTCAGCGTGGCCTGGCCGGTCTGGTAGTCGATGCTGCCCGAGGCCGTGGCGCTGTCGGTCGTAACGTCATGGTCGCGGTAAAGAACGCCCTGCCGGTCGATGAACGTCTCGCCGGCAAAGCCGAACTTAAGGCCGCCTGCCACCAGGGCTTCGGCCGTGGTGGTGGACAGGTCGACTTTCAGCTCGGTCAGGCTGACGGTCTCGGATTTGGCCGCCGGTGTCGCGTCGTCCTTTGCATAAGTGACAGTCAGCGCGGTGTTCGGCAACAAAGTGTCGAACGCGGCGATAGTTTGATAGATCGCTCTACTCATGCTAGGCCACTCCAGCCGATCATCTCTTCATAGCCGACAAGTCGCTGAACCTGCCGTGTTTTCGTCACGTCGACCGAGCAGGCGCCGGTCGCGTAGTTGATCGTGCCCGTATAGTCGATCCAGCCGCCCAGGCCGTCGTCCTGAATCGTCAAAGGGGCGTCCTGATAACCAGTTTCGAAATTGCCCGCCGTGTCGGTGAAATTGCCGCCGCTGCCTGCGCCGTACACTTGTAGCGACAAATTGACGGAACCGGGCTTGACCGGCAACTGCGTCAGCGTAAAAGTGATGACGCCGGCCGCGTCGCCAGTCACTTCGAAATTATCCATTTGGGCCTGGGATTGCTGATAGTCCAGATTAAAAACTGTGCCCGAGGGCGGAATCACGTCCGGCACGAACGCCAGCTCGCCGTTGGCGGCGACCAGCCGGCCCATGGCGTCGCCGCTGATCGTGCCGTCGACGGCGGCCGTGGCGGTTTTCTCCGTGCCATCCAGCCAGGATATCGTCAGCGAGCCGGGCTCGACCGGGATGTTTGCCAGCGTGGCCTTGACCATCGGCTTAGGCTGCTGCCCGACATAGGTCTGCATCGTGTAATCGGTGGGCGTGGTCCAGGCGAAAATGACCGCGCTGTCCACGTCCGGCATGGCCGCCAGCGTGACCAGCGCGGAGCCCGTGGCATAGTTGACCGTGCCCGAGCCGATGCCGTCAACGGCGCCGGCCAGATGGCCCAGGCCGTCGTCGTAGAGCCGGTACCACTTATCGAGCGCCTTGTAATCGATGATCAGCGAGCCTGGCGCCGGGAGCGGCGTCAGGGTCTGCACATAGTTGAACGCGCGGTTGTTGACCGTGACCGGGATCGACAGGGTGCCGGCGTTGTCGTAAGTCGCGACCGCAGGCGTGGCTGTGGCCGATACGGACGCCGACCAGGCCGAGCCTTTGGTGATGCCGACATGCCCGGAGGCGTAGTCGACCGTGCCGCCGTATGTGCCGGCGATGCCGTTTTCCAGCATGATGCCGCCGCTGCCGTCGTCCTTGTAGCCTGCTCCGGCGATGTCAAGCGCAAGACTGCCCGGCAGAATGCCGCGTCCCAGATACAGGCTGGCGGCGTAATCGGGCGCCGTATCGCCGGCCAGATTCGCCGATGCGGTCAGACTTCCGGCCGCGCCTGACTGCACATAGTTGGGCCGGGCCATGTTGGCCTGAATGTCGACCAGCGGCGTTTCGGCCTGGGCGCTGGGCACCAGGGCACTGTAGGGGCTGCCTATCTCGACCGTTAAATCGTTAATATCGAGCGGGGCAAGAATCTTTTTAACACCGAAATATTCGGCCGCGTCGGCGACGGATGTCAGCCTGAACAAGGTCGGGCTTGATGCCGCGTCATTGCGGCTGAGCGTGTAGCGGTTGGGCGTCGCGCCCTTGAACAAGTAGCGCAGTGGGTTGGAAATCTCCAGAACCACTATATCTTTATAATAGTTGCCGCTGGTGTCGGTGAATTGCTCGGTGGTGCGGCTGATGATCTTGGTAATGCGCACGAACTGGAAATCGGGCGTGAATCCTGACTTCTCGACCGACAGCACGCAAATGTCGCCGACCTCGGGCGCCTGGTCGGCGGTCGGCGTGGTCAGGTTCGTGGCGTTGCTGCGGCTCCACAGCATGAGCATTTTCTGGCCGACGACGTGATCGCCATACAAGCCCCAAGGCGCTTCCGGCCCCTCGATGCTGTAGCTTTCGATGCGGTTTCTGGCCGCGTCGCGCTCGTCGGTCCAGCTCTCGGTGCTGAACAGGGTCACGTTGACGTTCGGATCATCGGGTGGGTCGGTCAAGATGATATGGGCGCCCAAATACGTATCCGTGTTGGCGGACTGCACGACCGCGAACGCTTTGCGCAAGGAGACGCGTCCATACGTCCTGTCAAGCTGGCTGATATCATTGAACAGGTTGTTGACCTCGCCGTCGACGACTTCGTTGCTCGTCATCTTGCCGCCGCCGTCGCTGAAATCGGTCATGCGCTCGGATTTGAGCAGTTTTAAATCGGTTTCTGAAATGCTCATGCTTATCGTCTCTTTTCGTTAATAAATGCCATGACGGCAGAAAACAAGATCGTCCACACGCCGGAAACCGGTTTCTCCACCTGATTTTGTTCGGGCTGTTTTCTGAGATTGACACGCCCGTAAACCTCATTCAGTTCTTTGGTGTCGCTGTAAATATCAGCCATGGCTATACTTCGATAAATTTAAGGGTCACGGTGTACCAGTCGCTGGCATCCGGGGTGTTGTAGTCGACCACGGGCTGCGCCTCGATGCCGCCCGGCTGCGTGAACAGCACGCTGTACGCCGTGCCGCGCAGGTTCAACATCATGGTCAACCCGGCCTGGTACTGTTTCGCGCGCAGCAGCTCCAGGATGGAGCGCTGCATCCAGCCGTAATCGGCGCCACCGGCCAGCGTGATCGGACGGCCCTTGGTCTGGGCAGCGGCCTCTACGATCAGCGAGCCGTCGACGGCGGTCGATACGGTCTGCCTGACCGGCGTATGGGCGTATTCGTCGATCCAGATCAGATCGGCCGGCAGGTCGATGCCATCCAGCGTGATGCTCATTAAAGCGGCCCTCCGCTGACACGGGCGCCGGCGTCGCGCAGGGTCGCCAGCAGGGCGTCAATGTCGCCGCCGTTGAACTGGCCGGCAACGCTGGCGCCGCCTGGTGCCTTGAATTGCACGATCACGGTTTTGGCGGCCGACGGAGCCGGGGCGGCGGCTGTCGGCAACTCCGGCACGCGCGGGATCGACGGTGTTGGGATGTTCAGCTTCGGCGTTTCAATCGCGGGCAGTTTGGCCGGGGCGTCGAATAAATGCTCGGTCAAGATTTTGGCCCGGTCGAATTTTTCCTGGTTTAGGCTGGCGCTGCCTCTCGCTCTGGCGCCGAGCGCGCTGGTTTTTACCACGCTGTTGTCGATGATTTCGCCCACCGTGGGCGCTAAATCGGCCCGGCCCATTTTTTCCAGCGTCAGGCCGATGTTGCGTTTTGCCTGCATGGCCGAATAGCCGGTGCCTGAACTGTTCAAGCCCAGAACCCGCGCATTGGCGATCATGCGTTCGATGATCTTCTTGTCGCGCTCGTCTTTCAGCTTTTTCAGTTCATCGTCCATGTCATAGCCAACGGGACCGCCGAACGCGCGCTTGATGACGGCACCAGACGGCAGCTCGCCGGCATTGACCGCATACATGAAAGGCAGGCCGAGTTTTTGTACGGCTTCCTTTCTGATGATGAACTCGCCGGCCTCCAGCAGCGCCCGGATCTTGTCGCCGCCGCCATAGCCCGGAAGCTTGCCGGATCTGGGCGTATAGCCGCCGCTGTTGAAGCGCCAGGGCTGGCCGGTGGGTTGGCCGGCCGGGCCGCCCGTGGCCTGGGCGGGTTCGGGCTGGCCGGCATTGACGGTCTGGATCGTGATAATCTTAGTCTCGGGCTTGGTCAGCTCGGCAATGGTTGATTTAATGGCCGTTAAACTGGCCTGATCGACGCCGATCTTTAACGCGTAGCTTTGGTTGAGCTTGGTGGTGATGTCGGTGACGGCGGTTTGCGTCTCGGCCAGCTTGGCCGCCACCTCGTCCTGCGCCGCTTTTGCCCGACCGGCGTTTTTTTCATGATCGCCGGCATTGTGCTCAAGCACTTCCTTTTGCGCCTTGAAGATTTCGTTTTCGCGCTTTTTGGCATCATAAATCGCGCCCGATCCCTTGCCGGCAGCGCTGGTGATTTCACCATGCAGATTCTTTGCGTCGTCCAGCAATTCGTTGATTTTGGTCTGGTCGCCCTGATCGCCCTTGGCAAGTTCTTGTCTGAGCTCGCGCATTTTCTGGTTAAACCGGTACTCGCGCTCCGACAGCTTTTCACGCTCGCTCAGGCCCATCAGGCTGATATCGAACAGATTCTTTTCGTGGCTCCGGTTCAGATTTGCCAGCTGCTGCTTGGCCATTTGCGCGGCCTGGTATTCGCTCGCGTAAACCTGCCCGAGCCGCGCGACTTCGCCCTGGTAATACTCGGCCAGCCCGGAATAAACCGACAATTTCGCCTGGCGTTTTTGCGTTTCGATCTCGGCCGTGCGCTGGGCATTGTCGGCGGCATGCGCCAGTTCCGCCTGGTATTCCTGGTCGATCAGCGCCAGCTTGGCATTGCCGGCCTGGGTTTGCAGATCCAGCTCCAGTTGATAGGACTGCAACTTGGCCGCCACGCGCAGGTTGTCCTTTTCCGCCTCGCTGAGGTTCATGGCATCGATCGCGGCCAGCCGCTCGGTCAGGCTTTGCTGGATGGCGACGGTTTGCGCCTTGGCATCGGCCTCGATGTTGGCGGTCAGGGCCTTGGTGGCTTCCTGGACGACCTTGAATGCCTGCGCCTGCTTCGTGTTAGCGGCCTCGATTTCCTTGGTCTTTTTCTGTTCCGCTTCGGCGATCGCCCGCGCGCTGTCGGTCGAGGCGACGGCCATGTCGCCGTATTTTTGCTGTATTTCGTCGAACTTGGCCCGCAGGCCGTCGCTGCCGGTCTCCAGAAAATCGCCGCTGAGAAAATGCACCGCGGTGACTTGCAGCTCTTCGATCGTCGCTTGCCAGGCAAACGAGAAAATGCGGATTTTCTCGTTATACTCGCCCAGCGTCTCCAGCGTGCTGCCGACGGCATCAATGGCAATCTTGATCGTGAACGCCTTTTCGACCAGGCCGCGCAGTCGGCCCAGGACGCCGGCAAAACGGCCGGCCTGTTCGCCGGCATCCTCGGTTTCGTCGCCCAACGCGTCCTGGGCGGCATTGGCGGCGTCGACGGCGCCCTGGTAGTTGCGCATGGCCTGGGCCAGCAGGTTTTGGGCCTCGGCGCGCTCGATCTCGGTGCGTGCCAGCGCCGCCTGGAGTCGGGCCTCCTCGACCAGGGCGCGGGCGGTCCTGACGCGGATCAGCGCCACCTGAACCTCGATGGCGCGCGATTCCTCCGCCGCCTCGTTGGCCGCTTCCGTGGCCTCGGCCATTTCCTCGGCGGCCGCTTTGTTCTCCAGATAGGCTTCGGCGGATTTGATCAGCCCGAGCGCCACGCGCGCGCCGTATATCTCGGCCAACAGGATGCCGGCATCGGCCAGCGGTTTGATATTGTCCGCCAGCAGTTCCAGCAGCCCGGCCAGCTTCGCCGTCGCGCCGCTGGCCGCCGATGAGTCGCCGACGTATTTCAGCGTTGCGTTCCGAACTTTCGTCCACGCGGCCTCGACGGTCACGGGCATTTTATCGGCGGCTTCCTTGATCTCATCGAAGCCATCGACGATGGCGTTGACCAGTTCGACATTGCCGACCCGGCCTTCGGCCATGGCCTGCTTGAGCGCACCGATGCCGTCATAGCCCAGATTCTTGGCCGCGACATTCACCAGCATTAAATTAGTGTCGGCGAGCTGGCCGAAATCCTCCCATTGCACCGCATCGGTGGCGATGGCCTGGGTCAGCTGGGTGATGGTCGATGACACCTCGGCGGCGCTGGACGCTTGCGCCTTGAACGAATAATTGACGGTTTCGGTCAGTTTGGCGGCCAGGGCCTGGCCGTTGCTGTATTTTTCCAGCGCCTGGCTGCCGCGCGCGTAGAGCTGAACGGTCTGCTCCAGCGGCGTGCTGGTTGCCTGGGCGATATTGAACAGCTGCTCCTGTTTGGCGACCAGGTTGCCGGTTTCGCCGACGGTCTGCTGAAGGCGGCCGGTCAGGCCCTTGTAGGCGTCGGACAGCGCGATGCCTTCTTGCGCCCAGTTGGCGAACAGGGCGACGCTGACCACGCGCTTGGCGATGGTTTCGACGCGCGTCAGCGAATCGGCGATCGACCGCTGGCCGGTGCGGGCCGAATCAACGGCCGGGCCGGTGCGGTCCTGGGCATTGATAAGAATACGTATCGCTAAATCGGATAAGCCGGCCATAAATTATCGGGTGTTGAGGATTAAGGTTTCTGGTTGATCCAGGCTAGAGCCGTGAGAAAAAAGCGCCAGCCGTAATCGGCTACGCCGACGTGGCCTCGCTCGATGAGGGCGAGGCAGGCTCGGTCGAGGTCTGTGATGGGATCTTTGGAGACAGCCCCGCCAGCCCCATCACTCTTAAAAAAGGGGCATTGACCTCCAGCAATCCGTCGATGACCGATTCGACCTCACTGAATGCCAGGTCGCCGATCGTTTCGCCTTCGGGCATGACGATGCAATCGCCGAGCAATGCGCAGACTTCATGAAAGCGTTCGCCCAGCAATTCCCTGACATCGACTTTTTTCAGGCTCTTGGCCTGCGCCATGATCTTGCGGGCGCCATCGACCTGCAGTTCATTAAGCGTGACAGCGCGGCTGTCATCCAGCGGAATAATTTTCTGCGCGCGCATTAGCTATACTCCACGTCCAGCTCGACTTCATACGCCGCCGTGCCGCCGCTCGGCACGTTGGCGATGCCTGCAAGCTCAATCGACGTGAATTCGTCGGACAGGAAATCGACGCCGGTCGTCGGCGACAGCACCGCCTCGAACACATTGACGACCGCCTTGGACTGGTCGGCCTGATTGACGCCGTCGAACAAAATCTTGACGATGACATTGGAATTGGTGCCGCCGGCCACTTTATTGGAGGTCATGCCGCCGTAGGTGTAGTCGATCTTCAACGACTGGCCGTCGGTGATGGCGCCTGCCGTCAGCACCTTGATCAATCCGAGATTCGCATCGACGATTTCATAATCAGTATTGAGCTCATACGTCGTTTCGCCGTCCGAGTTGGTCAACACCACGTTGCTGATCTTGCGCTTGGCGGTCTTAAAAATTCGGTCCTTATAGCCAGTCACGACTTCGTCAGAGACTGTCGATCCGGTCACGCTAACGGCGGACGCATCGCCCAGGAACACCAGCGCCAAGTTGTCCCGGTCCAGGTCGTCCAGCGTGATATTGACTTCGGCCGGCTTTTTCACGAACACGGTATTGAGCGCCGAGCCGTAGTTCGCCCGATCTTTCGAAACGCGCTCCTTTTTCTCCGAGTTTTCTTTGATCTCGAACTTGGTGGCGTTGCCGATGAGCTTCAATCCCTGATAAACACTGCCGATTTTGCGGTCGACGTAAATGCGGCCTGAGCCTAAAAATCCTGCCATGATTGACTCCTAATAATTAAATGACGCCCTGGTCTTTTAAGACCTTTGCTTGTTGTTCAGTGATTTCGATCTCGACGCCGGCTTTGACGGCCGCTTCGTCGTACTCGATGCCGGCGTGGGTGTGGCGCTTTTTCAGTTTCACTTTCACGCGCTTGATTGGTTTTTGCTCTTCACTCATGTTCACCTCGGGGGCTATATACTTATTAATAAGGCTTACGACGGCAGGCCCGTGACGGAAATCTTGGTGCTGAACAGATAGGTGAAATACCCGAATCCGTTCCGATAGGTCACGCGGTACGGCGATTTGCGCCGGTACAGCGGGCCATGTTCGGCGGAGGGTCTCCAGCCTTGTAGGGCAGCCAGGACCGGACCGATCAGCAGGCCGGCGTCGTTTCGGTTGCCGGCGCCGGTCTTGCCTTTGACGTTGCGCACCACCAGCGTCACCAGCCACAACTGATTGACGAGCTGAGCCCGTCCGGTGCCGGCCTGGCTGCCTTCGCCGGTCGGCACCTCGTCATCGAAATAGATGACGTGCAGGGCCGGGGTGGCCTGTGCGTTTTCCTTCACGCCGTCCAGATCGGCGGCCGACAGCACGTGATGGGCCGGAATGGCCGGCACTTTGTCGATCAGGCGCTGCTTGATCAGCGCTTCCGCTGCCAGGTAGTTTTCCATCACCAATCCCCGCTACGCCCGAACACGCTGGCGCTGGATTCCATTTCCGGCGCGGCGGCGCTTTCGGCGGCTTCCGTGCCGGCCGTATCGACGACGGCGATCTTGCGCGCCGCCATTTTTTCCAATGCCTTGATGGCATCGTCGAACCGCTTCTGGACATGGGCCGGAACTTGGTCAGCAAACAGGTAATAACGGGCGATATCGCAGGCGATATCGACCACGTCGTCACTCTCCAGCGGCAGTTCGTTACGCCCGGCCAGGTAGCGGTTGATCGTGCGGTCCGCGCGCGCAATGGCCTTGTCGACGGGCACGGTATCGATCTCGCCGGTGCCGGCCTCATCGGTCAGCTGGACCAGCTCGGCCTCGGTAAACTCGTCGATCAGGTCTTGCAGCGTGCAGTAGCTCATTTGCCTGTGCCTTTGTCCTTAGGTTTAGTGTCCCGCCTGGCTGCCGGTACTGGCGCCAGATCGCCCGATTCGGGCTGGATCTGCTCGCCGGGTTCGGCATTGTCCGGACGCTCTTCGAGGGTCGGCACGATCTTCTCTCCAGCGTTCGCCGAATCGATTGAATCATCAATCGTCAGCAAATCGCCTTCGCCGAGGCCTTCCAGATCGCCAGAAGGCAAATTGCCTTCTTTCAGCATGGCCAGCTCGACCGGTTCCAGGGCGGCTTTCAGTACCAATGGCACTTGTTCCAGGCCGATGACTTCGCCGGCCTTGAACTCGACTGAATGCCGCGCAACGAGATCATCGTCCTCATTGATATCCAGCAGGTGCCTGCGCCGGCGGGCCTGTTCGGGAGTCAGCGCCAGCACGGTGCCGCATGGCAACCGTACCGTCTCAAGCGTTTTATAAAAATCCATGGCTTACACCAATTGCGTCAGACACGCGCCCTGCCAGCGGCCATAGCCGACATTGCGCCAGGTGTCGATGCCGAGCTGGATGGCGTCGTTGTCGAACGCGAATTCGCTGTCCTCATCCTTGACTTTCAGCCGGGGCGCGGTTTCCTCTTGACGAATCAATGGCTTGATGCTGCCGTCGGTGCGCCAGGTCGTGAACTTGTCGGTCCAGCCGGCCGCTGTCAGCCTCGGATTGACCGCCAGGCGGATCGACATGCCATCAACCTCGAATGTGCTCGGCCCTGCGGCCCTTGCCATCGACAAGCCGGAGCGCGCGGCATTACTTAAGCCCACCGGCACCATGACCAGGAACTGGGTAGCCAGTTCGTTGAGCGGCTCGCCCTGGTCGTCGACCAGCGTGTGCAGCTGCGCAATCGATTGCAGGATCGCCTGCTGCATTTCCTCGGGGCTCGGCGCGGTCGCGCTGCCGTGCACGGTGGCCGGCAGCGCCGAAATGTCGACCGTGATATCGTTGCTTTGCGTGCCCGATGCGCCTTCTGAATGGTCGATATCGAAGAAATACTGGCCGTCATAGCAGACCGTACTTTCGCCGTTGACGATCAAGGTGCTGAGCAGGGAGGCGAAATGGGTCAGGCCGCGTTCGGCGAATTCGGACATCCGGGCGCGCAGCTGGCCTGTCTTGTCGCGGCGCAGATCGCGGATCAGGATCTCCAGGGTCGCCTCGAAATGGCGGTTTTTGATCTCGATGCCATTGGCCGTCAAGCCCTTGGCCTGGCGCCCGCCGATCCATTCGCGCAAGACCGGGGGCATGTTCAGCCAGGCGTATTCCTCGCTCGGCTGGTCGGAGGTGAAATAGTTGGAGACGGCATCGATCCAGGCGGCGGCCGTCAGCGCTTGCAGGCGATCATAGTACATGCCCACGACGGCGCGGGAACTCAGGGTTTCTCTAGTTGTACTCATGTTTTATCCTTCAGATTTAAGATTCAGTTGCCCAGGTGCCGCGCAGTTCGGCCACGATCGGGCCGTTGGCGTCGCCGGTGACCAGGCGGACGTAATCGCCGCGCTGTGCCGTGGCCTTGGTGTTGATCAGGTCCTTGTTGTCGGTGCCCGGCAAGTCCGGTCCCTGGATCTTGTCGTTGGCATCGGGCGAGATATTCACCGCGAGGGTGCCGAAGGCGCCGCCGTTCATGATCGCGCAGTTCACGGGCGTGGCCACGGCCGGCAGGGTGATGACCTTGGCGTCGGCCGTCACCACGAACAGCTTGCCGTTATCCTGGATATCCAAGGTCTTGTTGGCCGAGATCGCCTCGCGTACCGTATAGGCCGCCCACGGGTCGACATAACGGGCCGCATCGAACGCCACGACCGCGACGCCGGCGCTGACGAAGCGGTGCACGAACCCGATGAACACGCCGGCCACAGGGTTGAACGAGAACGTGTCGTCGTCCTGGGCGTAGACCGGCTGGCCGATGTCGGTGATGGCGGCGCCGGTCACGGGCAATTCGATCTTGCCGGATTCGATGACCTTGACGTTAATCGCCGCA